ATAATCAAGAATGGATTGAAGTATCCGGGCAACGACCACATAGGCGCGTTCGGCTGTGACTCCTATGATATATCAGGTGTTGTTGGTGGTGGTGGCTCTAATGGTGCGCTCCACGGAAAGACAATGTTTAATATGGATAACGCTCCTAGTAATGAATTTTTCTTAGAGTATATCGCAAGACCTCAGACCGCTGAGATATTCTTTGAGGATGTGCTAAAGGCTTGTGTGTTCTATGGTATGCCAATACTTATTGAGAACAATAAGCCGAGGCTATTATATCATTTTAAGAATAGAGGGTATAGACACTTCTGTATGAATAGACCCGACAAGGTGTATACGAAGCTATCTAAGACAGAGAAAGAGCTTGGAGGTATACCTAACTCAAGTGAGGATGTAAAGCAGGCTCACGCGTCAGCTATTGAATCTTATATAGAGACACACGTAGGTTTTAAGAATGAGGACGAGATGGGGGATATGGTGTTTGTGAGAACACTAGAGGATTGGGCTAAGTTTGATATTAGTAATAGAACACAGTATGATGCCTCTATAAGCTCGGGACTAGCGATTATGGCTACACAAAAGCACCTATATCAAGTCGAGAAAAAAGTTTCAAAAATAAAGATTAACTTTGCAAGGTATAGTAATGAGGGCACAATTAGCGAAATTTTAAAATGAAAGATATAAAAATTAATATATCATCCACAGGTTTCCCAAGCCAATTTGTATCTGACTCAGAGAAAAAAACTTCTGAGTTCGGTCTACAGATTGGTCAAGCAATTCAGTATGAATGGTTTAGAAAAGATGGGGGACAATGTAGATACTACAGTCAGGGTAAGGATTTTCACAGACTAAGACTTTACGCGAGAGGCGAACAGCCTACAGGTAAGTATAAGAACGAGCTATCTGTAGATGGCGATTTATCATATCTAAATTTAGATTGGACACCCGTCCCTATTATTCCTAAGTTTGTTGACTTAATTGTGAACGGTATGCAAGACCGGCTATTTAGTGTGAAGGCATATTCTCAGGATGCAATATCTCAATCTAGACGTAGTCAGTATCAGCAGATGATTGAGGGAGAGATGCTCGCAAGACCTCTACTTAATATTATCCAAGAGAAGACAGGTATAGACCCATTCACTGTAGACCAAGCAGAGCTACCTGAATCTGATGAGGAGCTTAAGTTATATATGCAGCTTAATTACAAGCCTGCTATTGAGATAGCGGAGGAGGAAGCTATCAACACTTTATTTGAAAGCAATAAGTATGAAGATATTAGAAAGCAGTTAGATTACGATTTGACTGTATTAGGTATCTCCTGTGCTAAGCACGAATTTCAAGACGGTGACGGGGTTAAGATATCTTATGTTGACCCTGCGAATATTGTGTACAGCTATACAGAGGACCCACACTTTAAGGACTGCTTTTATTGGGGAGAGATAAAGACACTTTCCATAACTGAGCTTTTAAAGATAGACCCGTCATTAACCAATGAAGATTTAGAAGAGATATCTAAGTATTCACAAAGTTGGTACGATTATTATAATGGTGCTCAGCACTTTCAGAATAGTATATTCAATAAGGATACAGCCACTGTTATGTATTTTAATTATAAGTCAACAAATAAGGTTGTCTATAAGAGGAAGGTAAAAGATAATGGTAATATCACTATGGTTGAGAAGGACGATACGTTTAACCCACCTATAGAGATGATGGAAGACGGAAACTTTGAGAAGGTATCTAAGACTATAGATGTTTGGTACGAGGGTGTTATGGTTATGGGTACAAACATAATGTTAAAATGGAAGATGATGGAGAATATGGTTAGACCACAGTCAGCCACACAACACGCCATCCCTAATTATGTATGCGTTGCACCAAGAATGTACAAAGGGGCTATTGAATCTATAACACGGAGAATGATTCCATTTGCTGATTTAATAAATATCACGCACTACAAGCTTCAGCAGGTGATTGCTAAGGTTGTACCTGACGGTGTGTTTATAGATGCGGACGGTTTAAATGATGTTGACCTTGGAACAGGTGCTGCATACAATCCTGAGGATGCGTTAAGGTTATACTTCCAAACAGGTAGTGTTATTGGCAGGAGCTACACTCAAGATGGAGACTTTAATAATGCTAGGGTTCCGATACAGGAGCTTAACAGTAACTCGGGTGCAGGTAAATCACAGATGCTGATATCAAACTTTAACCATTACCTTAATCAAATCAGAACGGTTACAGGTCTTTCCGGAAGGGATGATAGTCAGGTAGACCCTAACGCCTTGGTAGGTGTGCAGAAATTAGCAGCACTGAACTCAAATGTGGCTACACGCCATATACTTGATGCTAGCTTGTTTATGTACAGGAGCCTTGCAGAGGCTCTAACATATAGGGTTGCAGATATACTTCAGTACGCAGATTTTAAGGATGAGTTTATTAATCAGATAGGAAAGTATAATGTATCTATCCTAGGAGATATTAGTGATTTATATATATATGACTTTGGAATATTTATTGAGCTGTCACCCGACGAGGAGCAAAGACAGATGCTTGAGCAGAATATTCAGATGGCACTTTCTAAGGGCGATATAAACCTTGAGGACGCTATTGATATAAGGGAGTTAAAAAATATTAAGATAGCTAATCAATTACTTAAGCTTAAGAGGAAAACTAAGTTGGAACGCGAAGAGAAGATGGCTATGCAGGGACAGGCTATGCAGGCACAGCAGCAGCTTAAATCTCAAGAGATGGCAGCAGCAGCAGCAGCACAGAAAATTCAGATGGAGGCTCAAGCAAAGCTTCAGTATCGACAGGCTGATGTGGCGTTCGAGATTGAGAAGATGAAAAATGAGGCTATGCTTAAATCACAACTAATGCAGGAGGAGTTTAATCTTCAGGTTAAGTTAGCACAGATGACTACTATGGGATTGTCTGATAGAGAAGCAGACCGCGAGAAGGCTAAGTCTAGTCGTATAAGCCAACAGAATACCGAACAGTCTATGCTTATTAACCAAAGAAAGAATAACCTACCACCTATGAAGTTTGAATCTAATGAGGATAGCTTAGATGGGTTTGACCTTGCTGAGTTTAATCCAAGGTAGTCTGTCTAAAAATATAATATTTTTTGTTTAACTTTGTAAAAATTAAATTTAATATATATGTCAATTAAAGTAAGATTAGTAGAGGACTCTATAGAGGAGAAGTCTGTACAGCAAGTTGAGCAAGAGTTGCTAGATAAGCACGAAAGAGAGTTTAATAATGAAAATACAGAGACTGACTCTGCAGGAGTGGAAGATGTACAATCGAAAGATGAAACACAAGCCTCAGAGATAAGTGAGAGGGATGTTCTTAAGTATCTTGGTAATAGGTATGGGCGGGAGATTAACTCGCTAGATGAGTTAGCACAGGTAGGGGGGGAGCAAGAGGCTCTACCTGAGGATGTGTCTAAATACTTACAGTACAAGAAGGAAACAGGCAGAGGCATTAATGATTTCTACGAATTGCAGAAAGACTTTAGTGATATGAACCCCGATAAGCTTTTGAGAGATTATCTCATAGCTACAGAGAAGGGGTTAGATGCAGAGGATATTGATGGTATGATGGATGACTTTAGGTATGATGAAGACCTAGACGAGGAGAATGATATAAAGAAAATAAAATTATTAAAGAAAAAAACTATTGCAAAAGCCAAGGACTACTTTGCTTCTGAACAGGAAAAATATAAAATCCCTCTTGAGTCGAGAAGGGATTCTCTTTCCGAGGATGAGGTAAATAAAACTAAGGAGTATGAGCAATATATAGCTGAGGCTAAGACAATGGAGGAAGAGTTCAATCGAAAGAATGAAGTCTTTATGAAGAAAACAGATGAGGTGTTTAGTGAGTTCAAAGGTTTTGAATTTGCGATTGACGACACTAAGATTGTATTCTCTCCCGGTGACGCTGCTGAATTAAAGAAAAACCATCTAAACCCACAGAGTTGGATAAATAAATTTGTGGATAAGGATAGTGGAGTAATGAATGATGCAGAAGGATACCATAGGTCTTTGGCAATGGCAATGAACCCTGACAAGTTTGCGAAGTTCTTTTACGAGCAAGGCAAGTCTGCTTCGGCAGATGAACAGATGAGAAAGTTAAAAAATATAAATATGACTACTCGCTCTGCTCCTGAGGTTGGACAGATTATAGAAGGGATACAAGTAAAGTCTCTAAGCACTGACCACGGTCGTGGCTTAAAGATTAGGAAAAGATAACAAATAAAAAAAACTAAAAATTATGTCAGTAAATGTAACCCCCGGTTTTGATTTGCAACCGAGTGCTCAACGAGTACCATTAAAGTCAAATTATATTACGAACTTTGATTTCTTAAATCAGTATCTTCCTGATACTTACGAGAAAGAGTTCGAGCGTTATGGAAACCGAACAATCTCTTCATTCTTACGTATGGTAGGAGCAGAGATGCCTTCTAACTCAGACCTTATCAAATGGGCAGAGCAAGGACGTCTTCATACAAAGTACACTAGCTGTACTATTACTACAGGAGTAGCAGGAGATGCTACTGTTACTATTACGGTGGGCGACACAGGTGTGCCTGCATTCACAGCGTCAAACTCTATCGCTGTTCGTGTTGGACAGACTATATTCCTTTCGGATAACGCAGGAACTGAATCAGCAAAAGCTATCGTTACAGCAGTAGATTATACTCTTAAAACGGTTGATTTAGCATTCTATGCTGCAACAGGTGCTCCAACAGGTACTACATTCAGTATGTTCATCTATGGTTCTGAGTTTAGAAAAGGGACTGAAGGAATGCAAGGCTCTTTAGAGTCTGATGACTTCATCTTCGAGAACTCTCCAATTATCATTAAAGATAAGTATGCAGTATCAGGTTCTGATATGGCACAGATTGGATGGGTAGAGGTAACTACTGAGAACGGTGCTAACGGATACCTTTGGTATTTAAAGTCTGAGCACGAGACTCGTCTACGTTTTGATGATTACTTAGAGACTTCAATGATTGAAGCGGTACCTGCCGAAGCCGGTTCAGGTGCAATCGCAACTACAGGTGATGTAGGTAATAAAGGTTCTGAAGGTATCTTCTACGTTGTTGGACAACGAGGAAATGTTTGGGGCGGTGGTAACCCAACTACTCTAGCTGAGTGGGATACAGTTATCGCACGTCTTGATAAGCAAGGTGCTATCGAGGAGAACGTTGTTTTTGTTGACCGAGATTTCTCTTTCGACATTGATGATATGTTAGCTGCTCAAAACTCTTACGGAGCTAGTGGTACATCATACGGGTTGTTTGATAACGATAAAGAAATGGCGTTGAACTTAGGTTTCACAGGATTCCGTAGAGGATATGACTTCTATAAGTCTGATTGGAAATACTTGAACGACCCAACAATGCGTGGTGGTCTCCCAACAGGAGCAGGTTCAGGACGAATCAATGGGCTATTAGTCCCTGCAGGTTCTACGTCTGTGTATGACCAAATCTTAGGAAAGAACGCTAAGCGTCCATTCTTACACGTTCGTTACAGAGCTTCTGAAACTGAAGACCGACGTTACAAGACTTGGATTACAGGTTCTGCAGGTGGAGCTGAGACTTCTAGCTTAGATGCTATGGAGGTTCACTTCTTATCTGAGAGAGCTGTTTGTACTTTAGGTGCTAACAACTTCTTCTTATTTGAAGCATAGGATTAACTTATAACGGGGGGTGTCTTCAAAGACACTCCCTTTTTTTTAACTTTAATTAAATTTTAATATAATGAAAAACACAAAACAAAAATTCGTAACTAAGCAGTATAAGCTTACTAAATCGGTAGCTCCACTATCTTTTATGCTACCAACTAGAAACGGTAAAAGATTCCCATTGCTGTGGTTTGATGAGGAGACGGGTACCAACAGGGCACTTCGTTACGCACGTAACCAAAAATCCCCGTTTGAGGATGAGCAGGATGGAAACGCTATCTTGGAGCCTGTTATTTTTGAGGATGGATTCCTTAATGTCCCTAAAGAGAATCAGGTGCTACAAGAATTCTTACACTACCACCCGTATAACGGAAAGAAGTTTATTGAGGTTAATGATGCAAAGGATGCTGAGGTTGAGGTTGATGAGCTAATGACTCAGGTTGATGCGCTAGTTGAGGCTAAGGCTTTAAGTATCGAGCAGCTTGAGAATGTATGTAGGGTCCTATTCGGAACCGACACATCAAGGAAGTCAACATCAGAGCTTAAGCGTGATGTATTAGTATTCGCTAAGAATGACCCACAAAGTTTCTTGGATGTAATCAATGACCCTGAGCTAAAACTTCTAGGGACTGTTCAAAGATTTTTTGATAGAGGATTATTAGCATTCAGAAAGAGTGGTAAAGAGGTATGGTTTAATACGCCAACCAATAAAACAAAAATGATGAATATCCCTTTCGGACAGGAAGGGATTGATTTAGTGGTATCGTATATTAAATCAGATGACGGAGTAGAGGTGTTAAAGCATCTTGAAACATTATTGGATTAGCATTGGTACTTACTTAAGAATAACATAAATACTTTAAGGGACCCTTTCATTTTTGAAGGGGTCTTTTTTTTTTAGTTATCTTTGTAAGAAAGAAGACAAATGATTAACTCAGTAAGGCAGACGGTTATGTCTGTACTAAACAAAAATAATTACGGATATATATCTCCGTCAGATTTTAATCTATTTGCTAAGCAGGCTCAGTTGGATATGTTTGAGAATTATTTCTATCAATATAACTACCAATTAGTAAAGGAGAATGCAAGGCATTCAGGCACAGGCTACGCTGATATCACTAAGGGATTAGAGGAGACTATAGATTATTTCTCTGTCACATTACCACTGACCAACTCAAGCTTTAATAAATATTTTCTACCTTCAGATACGACTACAGGTACGGATTATTACCTAATAAATAAGCTGCTAATATATAGGAGTGAATTAGTCACAGGTAGCACAACAAGTTTTATCGTTGCAGGTGATACCATAATTGATGCAACGAAAGATTTCATAGCGTTAGGTATATCAAATGGTGATATAGTTGGTGTAGCGGCAGGCGGTGTCACATATAATATGACTGTAATCTCTGTGCTTAGTGCTACGCAGATACTAGTAAATACAGGCGGTGATGATATATTTGATGCGGCACCAATAGTGTACCACATCTATTCAAGCTCTTCTATAAAAGAGGCAGAGAAGGTTACTCACTCTAAGATTACTATGCTTAACAACTCACTTCTTACCGCACCAACCTTAACCTATCCTGCATACACGCAAGAGGATTTATTAGCTACTGCATTCCCTAGCACCGTAGATGGTATAGGTCAAGTGGTAGCACAGTATATAAGATACCCTTATATACCTAAATGGACATACGTGTCAATCGGTAGTGGAGAGCCTATCTTTGACGCCTCTCAGCCTGACTACCAAGATTTTGAGCTACCAATAGGTGACGAGGTGAACCTAGTTAATAAGATACTTCAATACGCAGGTATGTCTATTAGAGAGATTGAGGTTGCAAATTTTGGGAATACAGAGGACAATGAAGATAATACACAAAAAAGATAATTATGGCATATATATCACAGTATCAGTATTATGAAAACGGGGGCGCAGCTCCTGAGGATGCTAATTGGGGTTCGTACCAATACGTATCATTAGAGGACATTGTTAACAATTTTATGTTAATGTATTCGGGTAACCACTCATTAGTTAATAATGAGCCACGGTATAAGATTTTATTCCACGCAAAGAGAGCGATACAAGAGCTTAACTATGACGCGTTCAAGGAGATTAAAATTTTAGAGCTTAACGTGTGTGACACATTAAGGTATGTGCTTCCATCTGATTATGTGAATTGGGTGAGGGTGTCTCTATATAGAGATGGATTACTTATGCCGTTAACAGAGAATATCCAAACAAATTGGTCATCTGCATATCTTCAGGATAATAACTGTAGGATATTATTTGATGAGAATGGTAACGCATTAAGCCCCGAGCATTCGGATATTGACTTTGAAAGGATTCGAGGGGGTAAGCAGAGTATCTATTTAAACGAGAGCTCGGAGATGTATGGAAAATCAGGATGGTGTTCGGGTGGTGATTGGTTTTTTGAATATGGGATTGGTGCTAGGTACGGATTAAACACGGAGACTGCAAA